TCCTTGGTCTAAAAATATATAAGTTTTTATAGTATCCTTACCGCTTTTTTTAATTTTAAACTTTACCGATTTGGTATTAATAACTTCTTCTAAATTTTGTATCTCTTTATCTGCATCATCGGTTGGAGTAGCTACCTCCGTTCCAAATGTTTTAGTTTTTTCTTTATTTTTTCTCGCAGATTGGATTACAATTTCCTTTTCAACCTCATTTACAGAAAACCAACCATCTGAATTCTTAGCGTAGGATAAATCAAATAAAGTGTAAGCTTCATCATTTAATTGTGCATTAGACCCACTTATAAATTCTTTTCCAGCCATTATATTAGTCAAATTTAATTGAGATTGATATAATGCTTGAGCTTGTGCTAATGTACTCAATTCCATTGAAAAATTAAATTCTTTAACAATACCACCAACTGGTCCTATTTTAAATCTATATGGTATTTGCTTTCTTAAATCTTCTGCTGGCTTTGAAAATAATTTATAATCCATTATTTGTAGTATTTTACTACCAACATTTGGCTCATCTGATACAGACATTATTTCCAATTTACATAATCCATATGTATTATCGCTTACGATTGCTAATACGCCATTAATAAAATCGGCTTGAGTAAACGATTGATTATATATACCTAATATTGTATTATAGTTAAAAAATACATTTAATAGATTTCCATATACTTTTTTAGCATCTAATTCTTCTACTTCTCCTTTTAGATTATATATTTTTGAAGTTTTTTCTGGTAAATTAAATGTTTTATCATTTATTTTACATTCTTCTGGTTGGGATTTTTCATCTATTATTAATACATTCTTCTTATTGGTATCACTTGAGAATTTAAATTTAGGTAATTTATTTGGTATTATAATATCTTCAGAAGATGATATCATATACTTATCCGAATTCATTGGTATTACTGGCTTTGTTTTGGCCGCATCTTCAAAATAGTTTAATTGTATTTTATTATCATTTATTTTAAAAATTTGAGAATTTTGAAGTAATTCTAATATTAGTTTGAATGAAATATAAGGCTCATATGATGCAACTTTATCTTTTTCTTTGGCATTCAACATATCCCAATTAAAAAATTCAGTTTTCCATTTGTTTTCGGGTAAATTTATTACAGCCGGTAAGTTGAAATCTGCTGATAATTTTCTTAACCACGTTGCATATGGTAGTTCTGGGTTTTTACTTTTTTTCGGTACAGATGATTCATCATTAGATTGCTTCATTGGCATCCATAATTGCAATTCATTACCGGCGGATACTTCCAAATCTACATCATATGTACCATCTTCAACAGGAGTATAATTAAAATCGGTAATTTTTCCTGCCATATAATCATAATTACCATCGGTTTTTGTCAAATTATCTAAATATGTTGTTTTAGCTACTTTGGCATCATCGAATAGCGATACGAATTCTTTTACATATTCTTTATAATCCTTTTTTGCAAATAGAACAGAATCTATATTAGTTTTACCAACAATATCAGTATTCCACCCATATTCTAAAATTACATTCATAGATGGTCTAAGAAAGAAAAGGTCAAACATTTCCAATTGCTTCAAAGAAAAACATTTAATTTTTACTCTAGCACTTTTTAATGTATTATTTCCACCATCAGTATCAATTTCAACCGATTGTATTATTGGTGTTGATATTTTTCTATCTCGCTCTCCTTCAATCGTAATTGCTTTACCATCCAAATCATATCCTAATATAGTATTAGAAGTCTGATATAGTTTTGAGAATTCACTTTGATTTGAAATTACGCATCCTCTAAATGCATCAGAACCATATTTACCATCCTTTATAGCGGATTTGATATTAGCATTACTAGCTTTGGTAACAATTGCTCCCGAAGATAGTATTACAAATGGGGATAATTTAAAATTTTCATAAGAGAATTTTTCTCTATTTTCTAATTTAGTTTTTATCCAAGGCTTTAAAGGAGCTATAAATGGAAATCCCATAACTTATTTATTTAATTTTTCTAAATCATTCAAAATTGTAGATATATTCGATGGGATTCTAAGTTGCAATCCTTCGGTTACATAGAAAGATGCATCATTGATATTATTTGCAATAGCTATAATCCACCACAAATTCCTATCACCATAATATTTGTTTGCTAATAAATCCAATCTATCTGTTGTTTCTGAAATAACATACAAATCATCATCACTAGCTTTTATTTTTGGATAAATGATACTTCCAAAATATTGCTTTTTGGTTTCAGAATCGGTTTTAATTGTTGAATATGTATATCTGTTTGCCATTATTTATTATTTACGAGGTTGTTTATCTATTTCATCTTTGAAATCAAATTCACCTCTTCCATCGAAATTATATTTATAAGTTTTTGTATCGCCTTTGCCAGATACAATTCCATGTTCTTCAATTATTTTAAAACCAATTGATACATCAATTATTGATGGATATAAAAATGTTGCATCTTTTGCATCATCCGATTGAGTACTGCTTGGCCAACTTACAGTATCATCTATTTGGAATGATAAATTTTCTATGAATCCTGGTAAATTCTTATATAAATCTCCAATCGATATTCTAACTAAGTTTGGAGCCATAGCATATTGCGAATTTTTCTCACCAAATTTTATAGTTTTAATATCGGTATCTGGAAATGCCAATGATTTTAGATAATTGATTTTTGTAATCATTGCATTTCTTTCCACAGTAGTTCTATAATATAACTTTAAATTAAATTTCAAACTTCTTTCAACTCCACTATATCTGTATATATTAAATGGTGAACCTACATATTTAAAAGGACTCCAACTTGGCGTTACATCTTCCGATATACCACTAATACTACCAATAAAAGGAACTTTAATTGCAGCCGGTTGATTTTCACCTGGAATAGTTTCGAATGTAGTTATTATGTGATTAGCGTATTGTTTGGTTTTTAATTCATCATTAGTTATGGATATTGCTTCTAATAATTTTTTTTGACCCACTTCCCAAGCAGTACCGGCTCCAAGCGAATCTCTCAATTTAAGTTTACCATCCGTATCTTTGTAGTATTCGGAGAAGAATTTATCTTGCTTTTTTACATCAGTTGGGGTTTTTCCAATAGAATATTTTGGTCCATATAATTCATCATTACTTTTGGCTTTTAAACTATTCGATAATTCTTTCAAACCACCCTTTGTAATTGCTTTAATTGCCAAATTGGCAGCCATTCCACCAATCGATGAAGCTCCTTGCTTATACGATGCGATTAATGATGCTGGCGATGGTGATTGTTTTATGTAATAGTTTGTATCCTTATCCACCGCATTTCTTAAACTATCTTGCGTTTTAAATAAAGATAAAGGTTTTGCAAATGGTGTATTATTTCTAAAAATAGTATCTGATGGTCTATTAGCAGAACCCTTTAATGCGCCACCTATTTGGTTACCAATTAAATCAGCTAAAGCACTTGGAGATGATGCAAGTAATGCGGCACCCCTTGGTGGATTGATTAATCCTCTACTTTCTATTCTGATATTTTCAGATTTTCCGTAAAGGTCTTTCTTTTGTGATTTAAAAAGGTCTAAAAGTGTTGCCATTTATAGTTAGTATTTACTATAAATATCTCTAATGTAAATTTATAGGAATTATGCAGTTCTAGCTACTCCGTAATTTTTACGGGCCTGATTTAATAAACTACCTCGTATAGATTTACCATCCAATGTGATATCCTTATCACCTGCCGTATTCTCCATAATCTTAGCAAGTATTTGTGTAGATAATCCAAGCATAGCAACCGTTTCTTGTTGTAATTTAGTTGAGTATTGAGTTTCAGTTAAAGTTACTTTTGCCTTTTCCGCTGATAATCGTTGTGCCTCAACTTGCTTTTGTCCCATTTCTTTAACAGCATTTACAGTTGGTTTACTTCCTTCTACAACGGGTTTTGCTTCTGCTTTAATATCTTTAGAACCTCTATCTTGTGCATTATAGATATCTCTACCTGCCAATCCAACATCAATTGCCGCTGATGCCGCTGTTCCAATTCCCGGTATGGTTGATGCAACTCCGGATGCTACTTCTCCCGCTGCTCCTACATAATCTCCTTCAGCTGCTCTTTGTATTGCAAATCCAATTCCGGCTAATGCGCCAATGATTGGTATTTTTTTAAGTATGCTTTTGCCCAATCCTTTTGCAGCAGTTTTTGCTACAACTTTTTCGGTAGTTTTTACTACTGCTTTTTCTGCCGCCTTTTCGGTAGTTTTAACCGCTACCTTTTCAACTCCCTTTTCTGCTACTTTAGGGGCAACTTTGGATGCTATGGATTCACCCGCTTTTGGCATTAATTTACTAAACAATGAACCACCCTTACTCATTAAGTAAGTTGTAACAACAGTTGCAATTACACTTATTAAAGCCGTTGTTAACATTGTTTCGGCATTCTTTAAGAAACCTTGTTGGTCTCTTTCGTTCATCTTAGTGGCAATATTTCCAACATTATCTATAATAGCTTGTTGCCTTTGTTGTTCTTGTTCAGCGCTTAATGCTATTCTTTTTAATTCAGCCGATGCTGCTATCATAGCATTAGCTCCTGCTAAACTAGTCTCTCTTTCTTTTACTCTAGCTAAGTATTCTTTATTACTACCACCCGCACTACCTTCTTTTAAATTACCACCAGTTTTGCCCGTATTCTCACTTATCTTTTGTATAGAGTTTAAATCCATTCCACCCAACGCTTGTGATAACGCTTGTTGTTGGAACATATTCATATCTTTTGGATTTAACCCTTGAGCTTTTAATGCTTTCATCGCACCTTCTTGGTCACCCGACATAAACTTAGCTCTAACTTCAGTTAAGTTTACATTCTTACCTAACATAGCAGATAAGCTCATTTCTGATTTGATACTATCTTTATAGTTCAATACCATATTTTGACCAGCCTTTGCTACTTCATTGAAACTAACTCCCAATGATTTTGCATATATAACTTGCTTAGCCAATTGACTACTTCCCTTTATCTGATAACTTAGTGCATCTTTAGATGCTTCAGCTATTTCAGCCATAGCACTACCTAAATTAACACCGGCCTTATCAGCCATTGCTCTAACTCCTTCTTGTAAATTTAAAGCAGTTTTTTCACTAACCTTATCTAATCTTTGAAAGGTTTCATTTATAATTGCAATACTTTCAGTAGATTGACCCGTTCTCTGAGCCATTATAGACATATCGGCTGCCATTTTACCCGTTGGCATTTTACCCGTTGCATCGGATGCGGCTTGCATTGCATCTGCTATACTTTCTGCTGATATTCCAGCCATTTGTAATGAAGATGCACCATATCCAACACTACCCAATTTATTACCAAATAATGCAGTTTTAGATGCGGCTTGAAAGGCAGCACCCATTTGTTCTACAGATGTGTTAAAATCAAGCATAGCTTGTTCCATTACAAAGTTTCGTTTTCCGAAACCTTTCACACCCATATCTACCTTTTGATTGATTGCATCAATTTCGCCGGTTAATCCAGCGATTTTTTTATCATACCCAGCCATTGTGCCAAGCTTATCACCAATTAATCCAAAGTTATAAGCCATACCAGCTGCTACTCCGGCTAATGCGCCTAATGCCATTGCTAAACCTTTTCCACCATTGGTAGCGGTTTTCAAAACATCACCCAATTCTCTCACACCTTCAACTCCACTTCCCGCTATTGTATCTATCGAATCTTCAACACCCTTTAATGCGGATGCTGATTTTTTGGCTGAATTGGCAAATGAATTTATTTCATTATCCATATCAGCAATATTCTGTCCTAATAATTTAGTTGCATCGGCTGATAATTCGATTTCAGACCTTATATCGGAATAAGCTTTTCTGGATTCTTCAACAACTCTAAGATACTCTTGTTCGCTTATCTTATCTCTAGCTTTTAACTTACTTGCTTCTAAAATCGAAGATTGGTTTTGTTTATAAGCTTTTAAGACCTTTGCCATTTGGTCTTTATCCTTATCGTTGATTTTTGAATTCTTATTTATAACAGTTCCAATACTTTCTAAAACAACTTTTGTTTTATCTAATTTTTCTTTTTGAAACTGATAAGCCTTTGTATTTTTTCCTATGGTGTTACCAATACTAACTAAGTTTGTATCAATTTCATCATAATCTTTTAATTCCGCCTGTAATAACTTTGCCTTTTCTTTTTGTAATTTTATTAATAATTCGTATTGGCTTTTAGATTTTTGTAATACTTTATTCTGAGCTTCTAATGCTTCTATTTTTTTGAATTGAGCATCGGTTATTTTATCCTCTAAAGCATACAACTTTTGCAACTGTAATTCATTTGTTTTCAGTTGGTCAGTTTCCTCTTTCAAAGAAATTAATCTAGCATTAAGATTACTTGCTTTAGCCATTTATAGTACTATTAATAATTATGATATTGCTTTAATAACGCATCTATTTTAGCAGTACTTGCTCCCGATTGTTTTAGTAAATTTCTAGTGCTTACCAATAGTTTTTCACTATCAGATTTCCAAGCTTTGTATGCTCTATCAAATGTAGCATTATCAGATGAATCGATGGCTTTTGCTAAATCATCTTCTTTACCTTTTGCCTTCTTATCATAAAATAATGATAATAATTTGGCAAACATATCAACTTCTACTATTAATTTTTTAGACATACTATCCTATGTTATTTATATTTCTATTATAAATATCATCTTCTTTTAGTTTTAGATGAATTAGATGATTTTGAAGAATTATTTACCTTTTCAATTTGCTCTTTTTCTTCGTCTTTTGCTTTAAGTAGTTCTCTCCAATAAAATTCTCTCAACTTAACAGGCATAAAATATAAATCATGCCAATTGAACCCACCATTGGCATAATATATCATTTGAAATATTTTTTGATGTAGAGCTACTGCGTAATTACTCTGTAGGGTAAAAAAAGTCAACCCCAAATGGGATTCGGAGAGCCTCCTTCTCACCGGTAAAAGGGGATTCGTATTCAAATTTTAAATCCAAATCGGGAGTCAGTTCTGCAATAGCTTTTCGTAGTCCTTTAGAATCTCCAGCTAATAATCGATTACTAACAAATGTACTGATGCTTCCTAAATCTCTATTACCATCTACTTCTACAATAACTCTTCTATATCTTGCAGTTACTTCGTTTGATTGCTTTAGTGTTTTTTCGGATGCTTCGATATCCTTTCCAATGGCAATTTCATCACCATGTGTTAGTAATTTAAATTTAATAGGAGTTTTTGAAATAGGTAAAATAAAATCATATTCATTTTTTCTATTTAACTTACTATAATCTATTTCTTTTATTTGTATATTAGATAAATCGACTGTAACTTTAACAGGTTCATCTTCTTGCGGGTCATTAACAGTTACTTCATATTCAGGTCCAAATGCCAAAACTCTAGAAGATACTAAAACCGCATTTTTATCACCAATCAATAAATCATTTGGAGAAACGCCTGGTTCTATAATTATAGATTCCATCAATTTATCAATGTGTATTCCTTTTCTGATAAGATTGGTTGAAGTAAGAATATCCTCTTCCTTAGCAGTCATTAATTTAATTGTAAGTTCTCCCTTAGATAATGGAGATGATTCAGGATAACCCAATCCCTTTGACGGTAAACTAATAACCTCCGTTGGGAATGGATAATTTCTTTGCTCATTCGATGAACTCATACCCAATCCTCTTGTAACTTGTTGTTCTACGTTTTGTTGTTCCATAATAATAACTTAATGTTTATATATAAGTATATATAAAATAAAAAAGGAGAACATTTCTGCTCTCCTTAGTGAATACCTTGTGATTTTGTTAATTAAAATTTAGTTCCGCAATGTGGACAGAACTTATGTGTATCTTTTTTTCTTTTTGCACCACACTCACCACAATACAATACACCTAAATCTTCTTTGTGGTATTGCTTTTGTGATGTAGGTAGAATTCTCCATGCTACATTATGAAATGAGTATGAATTAAAACTTCTATTTGATGATGTAAATTGTTGATTAGATGTATCACCTTTTTCAGTTGTACCAGTTTCAACTTTATTTGCACTTCGAATATTTGGTCCTGCTAAAGTATTAGATGTAGATGATACTATTGAACTAATACCTGATGTTAAAGTTCCCGTATTACTATAATATGCAGTATTCGTAACTCCACTAATTCCTAATGTATTGGTAGTATATGTATGACCACCCCAATTTCCACTATTATTGGTACTAATTGTAGTAAACCCACTATTTAAAAAATTAGAAGAGGTATATTCCGCAAAGAATTGTATTTCTACATACCCATTACCATCAATAGCACCCACATTAACTGCCTCTTTACCTACTTCATAGGTTCTGAATACAAATTTGTTATTTGAATCCAAGAAACGTTCTAAAAATACTCTCTCACCCGGTCTTAATACAATACCACCACCTGATAAGTAATCCTTATCGATTTTGATTTTTGCTAATACGTGTTTTGTAGTTGGGTTGAATAATTCGATTTGATATTCATCGCCATCATTAAGATAGACCTGACCTTCGAATTGTTTGATTCTTTGTTTACCTTTAGTGATAAACGCTTGTGGGTTTGAGGGACTCCCACTTGTCCAAATTGATTGTTTCATTTTTCCTTTGTTTATTTGTTATTTAAAACTTCATTCGTTGGTATTTCTCCAACTCAACTGCCAATAGGACAGTGAAGGTTTAACCACAAGGTTTTCTATATTAAATATACGAAAAATATTTTTTATAGCAAAATAAAAAGGGAATAACTTTCGTTACTCCCTTTCGGTTATTTTAAATTTTACATTTAGGTATTAGTATTCAAGGATTGCGTAATCGTATGCTAATGTTAATTCGATTGATAATGGGTCGTTTGATGCCCAATCTAATTCACCGAAGTTTGCTGAAGAAATGAATGCTCCTTTAAGAGTCCATTGTTCAACTTTATCACCTACCGGCCCTAATAGATAGAATGTGATGTCTTTCTTATAGAAAGCAGCGTATCCATCTCTACCTGTCAATGATTCGTGTGAACTTCTAATCCATTCCATAACTTGCTGTGCACCCGATGGTACAATTGGGTCATACAATGAGATTGTGATATCATCCCAAGTTGATTTACCTTTAATTTTTCTTTTTACGTTAATATGGTCTAATTCAACTACTTCCGATGTGAAAGTTGGTCTACTAGCCGTTTTTATCATATACGATTCTATACCGTTGATTTCCATTATAAATCTATTACCT